GCCCCCCGGGATACCTTTTGGGATCCCTCGAACGGCTCCACAATGGAACCGATCGGACTTCACAAAGAAGTCAGTCCTTCGAGCGGTTGGCTCTGGAGAAAGCCCTTAATAAGGCTTTCCCCACCCCCGTTTGATGTTGACGACGGAGGGGCGTCCAGAACGCTCTAAGTGCTCCTCGTCAGCAATTGGCAAGTTGCCGACCTTGAGTGAGAACCACTTAAGCAAGGCGTTATGACCTCCCAGTGAGTTACTGGGAATGTCACTCCGCTCCATCCAACCCTTAACCAGGGGCCGATGGAGCCGCTTACACATTCTTTGGGTCTCATAACCCTGGAATGAGAAACGGCCAAGCACAGGCGAAGACTCGTCCACCACCGGGTAATCCTGTAGGATCCCGGACATGAACGAATCAAGCCATTTCACGGATCTCCAGAGGCCAGCTCGATAGAGCTGGTTACTCATTTTGACCCATGAAACAACTGCCTGGGCGTCCCTCGGTGATTCGGGAGCATGTTGACGAACGCGGACTATTGACACGTCCTCGCCGTCATAATACTCTCGACCACAAGACTCTCTGAACTTTCCAGTCCAGAAAGATTTGTGGCGATTTACCTTCATCCCGAAGGATTCGAGCACTTCGATCACCGAATTGACACAGTCTACGGGGACAATAATGTCATCCCCGAAGACACGCACCTTGCCCACGTAACGATGAAAGTCACGCGGGGTAAGGGGTCGTTTAAGCTCTTTCTCAATCCCAAGAAAACATAGTGTTAAAAACACCATGGCTTCAAGGGGAAAAGTCAGAGCTGAACCCATAGACGCGTACTTGGATAGAGGAATAACCCCTATTCCTTGTACGTCTGCCTTCGTCGACCTTACTGCCATAAGCGCCCGAAGTAAAAACGGGTGCCCGTGACAGAGGTCTTCTACATGCAGACAAGAAACACGATCGGAAGCATCGCTTAGGTCAAGCGTTGCCAGTTCCCCAGTTAGGGAACCTTCTCGGGCCAGTTCCTGGTTTGGAACTTGGTCCTTGAAGCCGATAAAGGCCTTGAGGAGGTTATCCCTCTCAACCTTTTCGTACAATAGCTTTTGGATACCCTTCTGCATGAACATCATGACAGTGGGTTCCTGGGCTATAATACGAGGTGTTTTTTGCGTTTTAGGGACTGAGACAACCTTAACGGGTATCTCAGACTCGGGTTCGAGGACGTCCACCTCAGCCAATTCCTCCAAAAAGGAGTAATTAGCAAGCATGAAGTCTGCAATACTGAAGACTTCATCGAGGCGCACGGTCCAGGTGTTGTGCTGCCACTTACGGTTGCCTTTTAGACCGTCGGCGGTAGCTCCTGGTCCGTGAGACGGGAGGATCCGCGGTCTGTCGGGGTGAAGAACCCCTTCAGCCGAACTGCGTCCGGGTCGTCTTGCGACACCCGGTACTCGAGGAAAGTCCCACTCAAGGGATTCCTCAGTAGCAGTAAGGACCCTTCCCAGGAGTAAGCCTGCCATCCTCTGGAAAGCGCGACGAGAATCTCGCCGACCTTCCTGAGACGGAAGACTTCTTCTGACGTCCTGCTCACACTCGACGTAGCCGAGTAGTGCTGCATATTCGCGCTCCTTAGTTGGGAGTTCGAACATCTTCCCCGCAAACAGAGTAATCTGTCTAACGGCTTGGATGGCTTCGATACTCGGCTGGTTGAGTAAACGACCACTAGTAGGATCGAACACTTGACAGAGGAAACCTGAGAGAAATCTCGGGAGACCAGACCTCCAGGCAAAACCTGGAAAGTCCTGTCTGTCTACATAACCACGGTCCAGCGCTCTTTCGAACGCCTTTCCGAAGTCAGGTAAGGCTATCGTACAGAACGATAGACCCTCGTGTTCGGTCCGACCACGGATCTTTTTGAGATCCATGGTGGTGCTAGTGTAACATCTGGCTCCTAAGTCAAACAGGAGCCATTGGTAGAGCAACATCAGGCTTTTCAAATGCCCTCCAGTAATTAGAGGTGTCATTTCCATAGTCTGACGCTGGGTCTGCTACATACTCGCAGTTTACTTTCTGCCCCTGTTCCACCAAAAAGAGAACAGGGTCACTGATACTATTATGATTATAGCAATCAGTGTGAGAATGTATGTACTCGAAGATGTCCCTGCCCCACAGACAGTCAACAGACTGTCTATGAGGGCAAGGATAAATCCAAGTAAAAGCTCCGATGTAGGGTCTATGACTCTCCACCGATAAGCTTTGTGATCGCGGCATCCGAGGAAGCTGTTACGTTTCCTTTGAATGCCGTCCACACGGCCTGGATTTCGGCGTTCGTGAAGCCCACTACGGGCGTATCGAGCACCAAGTAGCACGCCATCTTCCTCTGGACATTGATGTCCGGTTGGAAGACGTCGGCACTCACCTTCGAGTACTCGAGCCTCAGAAGCCGGCGGTTCCGGTTCCCATACTGGGAACTGGCCGTCAGCGTCTGCATCCTGTCGGCACTTGCGTACGTCGAGCTGTTCTTCTCCGTGCTAACGCGCGGAAGAGATACGGCCCCGACGGGCAAGGGCGCCGCCAGGGTGATTGACTGAGGATCGGCAAACGACACGTAGACGTCGCTCCTTAATTGGTGTTTTGGATGCTGTGCAAACAGCAACTACGTTCGCGTAATAGCGAGCGCAGCCAAGATGGAGGTCTGGAATGAGCTTAGCCCATCCCAGGAAACTCCGAATCCATAGGGGTTAGCTTTCCGACGAGTTTTCGTTTCAGTTATGAACGATACGTCAGAAATTGGTGGTCCCCCTCCCACAGCGGGAAGGCAACCTACCAAGTGATAGGTATTAGTTACGATGGAATGTTCCATCACATACCCATAACGCATAACCAGACCGTTTGTGTGAAACTGGCTCCAATTGTTGACAACATCGCCAACATTGGAAAACCAGTCTACGGCCCAGCTCCAGGGAGCCACCTGCCATGCCACTTCGGGCGTAGGTTCTAGGCCCAATCGACCCGCAAGGATCGATAGGTCGCTCAGCTTTTCACTTCCCAAAATATTACTTGGAAAGTAATAGGTGAAACAGCCTGAGAACCAACGCTTCCGCAATACTGTTGTAGTGCGGAACAGGGTCCCATACGAGTAGTAATAGCTTGGATCGTGCATAAAAGGCAAAGTAGCCTTTGTCTGCCCGATTTGAACTTCACTACTCGTTGAAACAGTTGGTAGCTGGTATGTTCTCCTTATAGGCCTTCCAATGTTGCGCCGGTACTGTTCTATAACAGCCGGTGCATTCATGACTGTGCTTCCAAAAGAAGCTATGTCATTAAGGAGAGGCCTAATTCCGAATTGCGTAGCTAGATAATTGTCGCCAGCAGATCTTGCGGCTTCAATACTAGGCTTCCATGTTGTTTGGGAAGCATCAAGATGAGGTAAACCCTCACGCTTGAGCTCCGTCAACGCGGTCAGGAGACTACCTACCGGGTTTGTGGGCGCGACAACGCTGATGGCGGTTGCACCATAGGCATCCATCTCTGTATCATTTGAATACAGAGGAATGCCCGTGACATAACCAACCATCGACGGATCGACGGCGCAACAGATACCATAGTAATTGAATATTTCTTTGGTACCTGGTGATAAGTTAGTCTTGGAAAACTTTACAGACTTTCCAAAGTCAACATATCTCTTGGTGGTGAAAAACTCACCACCAAGGTCGCTCATTCCTTTTTGCCGTGAACGGTAAAAGGGATGACCCTCACTCTCTGTATATTGAGAGCCCCCAACATTCGTGGTCGATAGACGAGGCGTGTCCTGTAGGACAAACCCGTCTGCCCGTATTAGACGATAGCGACTGTTTGTTTTAACAGCGCGAACGTTATACGGTCTGACCCGGGTAGTTTGTGTTGGGGCCAACTGCGAGCTCCTTAGATTGTTCTTGCGAGGACAACATGTCCTCGGGTGTTGCACTGCACTGTGCGGCGGGTAGACAACCC